CTAATGGCAACATCAATTTAAACGTCAACGGAACTGGACAAACCAATATACCTACTGGTATTTTGAGTGTGACTGGCAACATACAAGGTGGTAATTTATTAACTGGTGGACTGATAAGTTCAACAGGAGCAGTCGTTTCTGGTAATGTAAGCGCCACTGGCAATGTCAACGCTACTTACTTTATTGGTGACGGCTCATATTTAACTGGTATTGTTCCGGTTATTCAATCATATCTGTTTTCTAATGTAGTATCAAACATAAGTCCATATTATCAAGCAGTTCCTATTAATCAATACACGGTAGGAAATACCACTTCCGCAACTACTACGGTAGGAACAACGGCCACACTGATCGGTCAGTTTATAACAAATCCTGGTTATCCAAATACAACAGCAATTCCGGCTGGACAAATAGTTGCAAGATACGAAACACAAAAAGGGGGGGCTGGCAATAAACTTTACACAACTTATTTTACGTTGGTTAAACGCAATGCCGTCGGAACTGAAACGGTACTGTTAACCAGTGACACAACCACACCCACCGGGGTTAATGCTCTAGTGCAACAACTAGTCTACGCCATAAACACATCGTCTATTACGTTGTTAACCACCGACAGACTGGCTATCAAGATTTATGCGTTTACTGCTTCAGGAACAGACAGTATTACATTGAAGTGGTCCGCCTTAACTGATTCAGGATTTGACTTACCAACTCCGCCAGCCAGTGTAGCAGACTTTGTACCATATCAAAACGCCACTGCCAATGTATTCCTGGACAGTTACGGTCTCTCTGGAACTTTTATCTCTGCCACAGGCAATGTTACAGGCGGTAACATTTTAACTGCTGGTATTATATCAGCAACAGGCAATATCACAGGTAATTATTACATTGGAAATGGTGCGTTTTTAACCGGAATCAATAGTGGCTCCAATATTGCCAACGGTTCTAGCAATATCAGTATTCCAGTTGCTTCGGGTAACATCGCTATCAGTGTGGGCGGAGTGTCAAACACAGCAGTGATCAATTTGGGTAGTTTCTTGTTAAACGGCGCTTTTGCAGGTCCTAAAACGCTAAATGCTAACGTAGTTGTAGCAGACTCAGTAAATGCCATGTTGCTGGGTCCTATAAGCATAGGAGCAGGGTACAATATCTCTGTGCCCACTAGTTCCACCTTATATGTTTACGCACCATAAATATACGCAAGGATAATTTTTATGGCATTAACACTAGACGGCACAACAGGTATATCAGCAACAGGTAATATTTACGGCGGCAATCTTATTGTTACCAACAGTCTCACTGCTGGCAGTTTTGCTCCTACTTTGCTCAGTTCCACAGGTAATGTAACTGGTGGAAACTTGCTCACAGGTGGTATTGTAAGTGCCACAGGTAATGTAACTGGCAATTATTTTATTGGTAACGGCTCACAACTGACAGGTGTAGATGCTACCCAAATTATAAACGGAACATCAAACGTCAAAGTCAATGGTTCCGGTGGCAATATCACACACACAGTGGCTGGCACAGCCAACGTTGGTGTATGGTACAATGCTGGTTTGAGTATTACAGGTGACTTGACTGTGACTGGTAACGCTACGCTAAGTGGCAACATCCTGGGCGATCGAATCCAAAATGGAACCACACTGATTGACATTCAGACGGCCAATGGCAATGCCAACATAACAGTTGGTGGTACGTCAAACGTGGCTGTATTTACTACTACTGGTGTATTTATTACTGGTGTAAACAGCGTGAGTGGTAACGTAACTGGTGGTAACTTGTTAACAGGTGGATTGATATCTGCAACTAGCAACATACAAGGTGGTAATTTAAGAACTGCTGGAATAGTCAGCGCCACTGGCAACATCACGGGCAGTTACATTCTTGGCAACGGTAGTCAACTTACCGGTGTAGATGCCACTCAGATCATAAATGGCACATCAAATGCCAGGGTTGTGAGTTCGGGCGGAAACATAGCAGTGGGCATTGGTGGCACCGCCAACGTGGCTGTGTTTGCTACAACGGGTGCTTTTGTTACTGGATTGATCAGTGCCACAGGTGCAATAACAGGCGGGGCGATTACTGGTAGCAGTTTGACTGTGACCACTGGCAACATCACAGGTGGTAACCTGATATTGAGTGGCGCCATTACCGATTCAGCACAATTAGATATACAAACCTCAGCAGCCAATGCCAACATTGTGTTGACACCAAATGGCACTGGCAATGTTAACATTAGTTCTAATATCATGCCAACCAGTAGCAATGCCACTGCCAATATTGGTGGTGCAACTGCTTACTTTAACACTGTGTTTGGCAAAGCAACCACAGCACAATACGCTGACTTGGCAGAACTTTATTCAGCAGATGCCATGTACGCACCAGGCACTGTGTTGGACTTTGGCGGCACCAACGAAGTTACCATAAGTTCTGTGGCCAGTAGTGCTAGAGTGGCTGGTGTGGTCAGTACTAATCCTGCGCACCTGATGAACAGTGTGCTCGAAAGCGAACACAAGGTGGCAGTGGCTCTTCAAGGTCGTGTGCCAACGTCAGTAACGGGTACCATACGCAAAGGGGACATGATGGTCACAGCCGGCAATGGATCGGCACAAGCCAGTGCCGCACCTGCCATGGGCACTGTGATTGGCAAAGCACTAGAAGATTTTGACGGCGTGTCAGGTACAATTGAGATTGTGGTTGGCAGACTATAAAGTCTGTTCCACCTGCTGAATTTTTTGTTGCACAGCATCAATATTCATGGTGTTCCATAACCCAGGATGCATGGGTCGAGGCCAGGTGCCTGCATCAATCCAGGCATACCCTAGGTGCTCGTAGTTGAGTCTGGGAACAAACTCTGTATCCACAACACATATCCAGGTGTGATATTCAAAAGCCAAGTCGGCTGACGTAAATTTTTCCAAGGGTATCAGACGCTGGTAAGTGGGAAAGAAACCCAGTTCCTCAATACATTCTCGTTCCATACCGCCCAGTAAGGTTTCGCCTGTTTCGATCTTGCCACCGGGCAGTCCCCAAGCACCTGGATGCTTTACATCGTTGCGCAAGAGATAGAGATAACGTTTGGTATCCCGACTCCAGAACCACACCCCTACGGCCTTCAAAGCACTAGACTCCATGTGCCTCCAACATAGACACCTTGATAACTCTTGACCCAGTCAGTACCAGTCCATTCATACTGAATGCCTGTGGTGATGTTTGTTACATATTGTACAGTTGCCGCTTGGGCAACACTATTAAAAACAATTCGCCAATATATGCCAGTCCATTCAATAACATCGTTGGCACTTGCCACCAACTGCTGACCCACGGCACCTTGCCATGCTTCTGGCGGGTAGGCGTTGATTCTAGAACCAGTTGCCTCGGTCAACAAATAACGTTGCCCCACAGCCGGTGCAGGTAATCCATAGTTGGGTCCAGAGATTAGTGGATCAATGATGGCAGTGATAGGGTCTAGAGTATTTTGTGGTGCTGTGTCTTGATCAATGTCGTAAATTAACAATCGATCATCGTTGGGGTTGATCACAATGGTGCCCACAATTGAGGTGCCATCTTCTTGATCCAGGCGTATTTGACTGATACCCGGGCGTAACACACCATAGGCACTGATCACAGCCGGCCACAACAGACTACTACCTGCCACAATTGCAGTGGGGGTCAAATCAGCATTGGCACCGTTTGGCACAATAGTGCGACCTTGTAGACATTGGATTTGATTGCCAATGACCACAAGCTCATAGTTCCAGGGAGTGACAACGACTCTAGTTCCCAACAGCAAATCATTGTCTGTCACAGCGTTGCTTAGATCACCTTGCGCATCATACATGCTCATGATCACACGTTCAACCACGCCCAGTTTCTTGACCTTGGCCGGCGATGAGATCCAAATTGGCAAACTAAATTTGATAGTGGCCATGTCTATGGGATTCTCTGTACCAATTGGCACAGTTCTTGAAGTCCAGGTCACTGACTCTAGATCAACCACACTCAAACTAGTCCAGTCAATAAAGTTGTCTGTGCTTTGCACTTCCAGACTGGGATTGAACAAGGTCAGTATTTGTTCCAACAACTGCATTTTTTGGTTGGTATTGCTTGTCCAGATATCTAGTGTAATGCCCAGTTTGTAAGGCACAGGCATCAAGCGTTCTACTGTGAATGCATTTCCCTGCGTGGTTTCAAATGTGTCTGTTTCAGTATCATAAGCACGTTGACGCACATTGAGTTTGCTCACGTGATAGGGTTCTTGCATTCTAGGACGATCATAATCCAGGCTTGACACATAGAATGTCATCAGCGGTGAAGCTGGCATTGAGTTGCGACTGTTTTCTTGGATAATGACCTGTGCGTTGCGACTGGCATCTCCGTAGCGAACAGGCACACGTATCAAGGCAGCGTTGTTCACGCCATCTGTTTCGTTGCCATATTCAATTTGAAAGTTGCTGACAATTCGTGTGAACTGCAATAAAAATCTGCGTATTTGTGCATCGTAGAAGAACATTTGACTCATGATTAACTCGATTTCTGGCCCGGTTGTGTGTCAGGTGGCGGATTGGGATCCTGGAAACCTTTCTGGTCTCCGTTATCAGCACGTGGTCTAAGTATCTGGCTGAGACTCTGACGTTGTGGAATATTACCAAGATCTGTTGTGGACGTAGTGTATGTATTGTTCACAAAGCCCGACCGTAAAGTATCATTGGCGGGTCCGTTGTTGAGATTGGTTCGCACTTTGTCCTCAATTTTGATCCAACGTCGGCTGTCGTAACGGAACAGTCGGTTAGGGAAGTAATCTACACGCAGGCAGTAGTCACCGGCCACAGCACCAAGCGGGAACTGTACTCCACTTGTGACTGGCAGCCCATTCGGTGGCACCCCATCTCCAGTTAGATAACCCACAGTATAGCCATCGGCCTTGGGTGTGACATTCATGCCACCTTGTGTGCCGTCTACACTGACGCCATCAAGAGTGGTCAATGAAGTGGGATTGGCTGGTTGTCCGCCGTCCACAGTGGCCACAACGTAAAGAGGTTTGACATCGTAGCCCGATAGTGGTACCTCCACGTCTGCTTGTGTGAGAATAGAATCGTTGATTTGATTGTCTTTGGGTCTAGTACTAAACACTTCGCTTTGAGTGGGCGGAGTATACAATTCCCAGTAGTCGGTGTTGGTGATATCTGTACCAGCCGGAGTGTTTTGTTTGGCACGATAGTACACATCGCCGTAGTTGGTAACCCAACCTGTG